ATAGAACTACAAGCTGCAAGAGAAGTTGAATCAGCGGCTTTAGGTCTAGAGAAACTAGATGTTGTCACACAGAACACAATCAATAGAGAGTGTGCTACATCATCCACAATTTGGAAAAAATGCCTGTCTAAGATAGTACCACACATTGTTGAGGAGGCTAATAAAGCCTTTAAGCCCCATCGTAAGCTAATGAAGCAGGTTGACTGCAAGTATATTAAGAGACTCAAACCAGAGATAATAATATTAACAGCTATGGATGGGGCACTTAATCGTCTAGCACTCAATGTAGAAGCTACAAGAGACTCTATCTCTAATTACATACGCCATATCTTCATCAAGCTCATTGTACATGACATACTTAAAGGTACACCTAAGATGAAAGCTATGAATGAGGCTGCTATCTACAACAACACTATGGTAGATAAGAAACTTAAAGGTCTCCTTGCATGTTCACAAGATGTCAACGACCTGACCAACAGGGACCTTGAGCTTCTCTCTCGGATCTCTGCATTAAGTGTCTCCATACTGGTATCTTCAGGTCTCCTTATAATGGAACTCAAGGGCTCCAACAATAAGGGACACTCTAAGAACTACCTGCATATCTCTCCAGACTTCATGAGTATGCTCAAGGATGACTCACTACTGGACATGACCTCCTATAACATCCCCAAGCCTATGTTGGTGATACCTCGTGACTGGTCATTTTATGAGACCGGAGGCTACATCACAGAGCAGGTAAGGCCGATACCATTCGTATCTAATGAGTCTAGAGTGAACGCTAAGGAGATCCAGAAGCGATGCTCTGAGGAGTTCTTTATAGCTCTCAATGCAGCTCAACGTACACCCTTTAGGATCAACCTGAAGGTAGCTGAGTTGTTAGAGGCTGCTCAACATGTCAATAACATACCTAATATAATCCCTGACATGGATGACCCTGAGAGGCTTCACTATACCAAGGAGGAGATAGCTAACCCTGAGAGTGAGGATGCTAAGTCTAAGAGACTCTTGATGCGTCATTGGTACGTCAACTGCAGTCAGCTACGTCAGAAGAGGCTTGCATACTTTCGTACCGTGAAGGACATCAAGGAGAACATCAACCATGCACGCTTCTACTTCCCACATAAGCTAGACTTTAGAGGTAGACTCTACCCTGTAGCTGGTGGTATATCACCTCAGGGAGCATCCTTAAGCAAGTCATGCTTAGAGTTCGCTGATGGTGTACCTTGGGGAGAGCATGGGCAGAGGCATACAGAGATAGCTATAGCTGATGCTGCAGGGGAGAAGGGTACTGAGGAGGAGCTTATAGCTTGGACTCAAAGGAACTATGATATGATTGTGGCTATTACAGATGATATAGCTGGTAACGTACAATATATAGATGGCTTTGACAATCCCTTTGCCTTCGTAGCTCTAGCTGAGGAGTACTGTGAGGCAATGTCCCATGATGATCCTACAGGCTATATCTCTCACGTACCTATCTACAAAGATGGCTCAGTTAATGGTCTACAGCACATCTTTGCTATCATGGGTGACGAGGTGGGTGCTCAGCATGTAAACCTTAACTCAGGGGATCATAAGGGTGATGCCTACGAGGTGGTCTCAGAGGCCCTGACAGCCTCTCTAAGGGACTATCTTGATAAGGGGATAGAAAGGGAGGCCACAAGGGAGATAGTGGCTAAGATCCTATCTATAGGGCTCACACGTAAGGATGTCAAGTCGATTGTCATGACGATACCATATGGGAGTACCAGACAGGGTAACTTAGATACACTTACAGCTAGATTCATTGAGAGATTCGAGGAGGTAAACTTCAGCTATAAGAAGTCCTTAGGTATCACCTATTATACCTTCCTAAGAGCCATGGTCCCTATAGTTGACCTCCTAGGTGAGGTTACTAGGGAGCTACTACCTTCAGCCTCCATCTTTCAGGAGTACATGAGGGAGTGCGCAAGGCTGACAAACCTCAAGAATGAACCTATAGTGTGGCAGACAGATACCATGTTCACGGTTCACGCTAATAAGAAAGCACTTGAGAAGCACTCAAAGACCCTTAAGGTACGATATAGTAAGCTACAGCATTACATATCTATCAAGGGGGTAAGCAATAAGCTGGACAGAAGGAAGCAGGTATCAGGAATAGTAGCTAACTTTATACATTCGATTGATGCCTGTTGTTTGATGTTGACAGTCGCTAGATTAAGGATACATTATGACATACAACACTTCGCCTTGATCCATGACGCGATGGGAACACATGCTGGAAGGTGTGACGAGATGCAAGAAGTCATACGAGACGTTTTCGTGGAGGTCCATGAAGACAAACCATTAGAGAAGTTCAAGGCAACTGTAGAAGAAACTGCAGGAGTCGAGCTTCCAGATCTACCTGAGAGGGGTTCACTAGATCTTAACGAGGTACGTAAGAGTACCTACTTTTTCTCATGAGGAGAGACAACATGGCGAAAGCTAAACAACAAAACTACTTTGCTAAGGGCACCTTGGTGTATCCACATCTCAAAGTAGCAGACACCAAGTTCAATGCAGCTGGTGAGTACAGTACGAAGCTACGAGTAGATGCTGCAGAGCATGAACGCTTAGTAGGTATCTTAGGACCCGTACGTGATGCACATGTATCAGATGATCCTAACTCAGAAGGTCGTGAAGAGTGGCGCAAGAAGATGCCATTTAAGAAGGACAAAGAGTCTGGTCTATATGACTGGTCATTCAAACAACGTGCTACATTTACTAAGGCTGATGGAGAAGTAATTGATTTCTCTGTTACCATCATTGATGCAGCTACTAAACCTACGAACGCTAACCCTTGGGGTGGTACGGTAGCCAAGATTCGCTTCACAGCACATCCATATGACATGAGCAGTAGTGAGACCTATGGTTTATCTCTACGGCCCAACTGTGTGCAGATCATTGAGCTTGTTACAGGTTCTGGAACAGGGAACACTGAAGGATTTGACGAAGAGGAAGGCTTTACCGATGACGGTAGCTTTGTAGATGAAGAGGTTGAAGCTCCAGTAGGATCTGATGGCTCTGATGGTGCAGACTTTTAGTGTTAATCTTAACGCTACCATGGGTGCTTAGCCTTAATGGGTTCTATCGTGTGGTCGGAAGATCACTAAAGATCTCTAAAGAAGGACGAGCAAATAGAAAGCTCATTGTAGCAAGCACGCTCGACCAGCTAGGGGGTAAGCCTGAACCCCTAGCTGGCGATCTCGCTGTTACCGTGAGGATACACCCACCAGATAGACGAAGACGAGACATAGATAACATCTTCAAAGGCCTGCTAGATAGTCTAACACATGCAGGAGTATGGGAAGATGACTCTCAGATAAAACATCTAGAGGCTGATATGTTAGAGATAGTTAAGAAGGGTCAGGTTATTGTGGAAATTAACGAATTATGGAGTAACAATGAAATCTAGAGGTAAGTGTCCTGATTGCAGTTCTAGTGACGGTCTATGGATACAGGACGATCATACGTATTGTTTCAGCTGCAAGACAAGCACCTTTACTAACAATGAAACCAAAGAGAGGATCAAGGAAGATGTCAAATACACCGACCTCCTTCCAGTTGGGGACTACGAAGAGTTACCAGCGAGGGGAATCAGCCAAGCAACCTGTAAGCATATGGGATACAAGCTTGCTTACAATATACAGTATGCTGAGTTCAAAGATGCAAAGGGTAATGTGGTTGCACAAAAGACTCGTCAACAGGGTAAGCAATTTAGTGTTCGTGGTAAACTACCTAGCGAGTTTTGGAACCAGCACCACTGGTCCAAGGGTAGAACTCTAGTTATAACTGAAGGGGAGATAGATGCGCTTACTATGTCGCAGGTACAAGGGAATAAATGGCCAGTCGTTTCCCTCCCCAACGGAGCTAGCGCAGCTAAGAAAACGTTCAAGGCTAACCTCGAATGGCTCGAAGGGTTTGAAAAGGTTGTCGTCTGCTTTGATGCCGATGCTGCTGGGCAAGATGCCGTCGATGACGTTAAAGGGATCTTAAGCTTCGGTAAGCTACACATCATGAAGTTACCACTCAAGGACCCTAATGACATGCTCAGGGCTGGACGTACAGATGAACTCATACGAGCCTTCTGGGATGCCGAGAAGTATACCCCTGAGGGAATCATTAAGAGTGATGCTCTATGGGAGAAGATGTTAGTGAAGCCCCCAGTAGAGAACTTTCCGTATCCTTGGGATGGACTCACTAAGGTGACTCATGGCTTACGTACACAGGAGCTAGTCTTAGTGCTGGCACCTTCAGGTGTCGGTAAGACAACCATGCTTAAAGAGATAGCTCACCATAGGATTAAAGAGGGCCACAAGTGTGGTCTTATTTTTCTTGAAGAGTCAGCCGAGAAGACAGCTCAAGGTTTGATGTCCATAGAGGCAGACATGCCGCTGCATCTACAGCCTATACCTATGGTAGATCAGAAGAAGTATTATGATGCGGTGATAACAGAAGAACACGTTACTATCTTCAATCACTTCGGCAGCCTTGACTATGAG